TTGTATTTGTTTTTAGAAATTGATTCTCACTATAAGAATTTTTTTTATTTTCTAAATTTTGGTTTATATTTGAATTTGAGTGCTGTATTTTATTTTTCATTTTATTCGCTATCATTTGATTATATTTATCAAAAAAATCTTGCTTGAGAACATTATCTATGTTTCCATTTCTATCTTCAAATATAGACAAATCAACATACTTAAGTATGGGTAAACAAAATGTTGATAAGCTTTGTGTATGTTCTTTTGATGAAAAATTAGTCATCATCATTTTTAGTTGTTGCGATGATAATTTTGATAAATTTATTTGATTAAAAATTTTATCAATCAAATTTATATCAGATATTATTTGATCATCATTATTTTTTTTCATACTATTTTGTGACTGAATTAAACCTCCAATTTGAGAATTATTGACATTATTATTTTGATTTGATTTTGCAGAATAAAATGTGTCATCATTATTTTCATAAATATTCAATAAAGGCGTTAATGACGTATATTTGGATTTTTCTTGTATAATTCCTTTCAATACTTGTATAGTTTTTTTATTATCATAATCATATATATATTCTCTCCCGTTTACAATAAATATAGTATCCGGATGTAATAATATTTCCTTTTCATTAGGAAAACTTGTCAAACCATTTCCCATTGAAATAAATGATGTATATTCCGATGGAATAGTAATTTCTAGTAAACAACAATTTGATGAAACAAAACGATTTCCAATATCGAAAGATACACTTGTTGACATTAATGTATTGAAAGGAATGATGAAAGGAATAGATGCACTTGTTGCATTAGAATAAATAAAATTTTCATCTAAAATTTCATAAATCTTTGATCCTGAATAAACGGTAAATGTTGGATGAAAAACATTTTGAATACTAGCTTTTGTAAAAGCACTATTTATATTTTTATACCAATGTTTATAATTAGAAAAATGTGGTATTTTTTCATTTATTTCATCAGAATTTTTTTGCATCAATGAATTATCACCAAAAAAGTTCATGTATAATAAAGCAATTTTTATATTTTTATATGATTTACTATATAAGCCAATAGCAATTTTTTCAGAAGTATTGAATATATTGTAATGATTATTTGATATTTCTGTTTGAAATTGTATATCTTTATTATTTATCTGAATTAAATTTTTTGATATTACGAATGTTGATTTATGAACAAAAATCGAATTGAATATTTGTAAAAAAGTTTGGAATATATTATTTGTATTCTCATCTTGAAAATGAATATTTGATGTAATTTTTTCATCATCTTGAAGAAGATTTTCATTATCTAATTTGTTTTTTATTATCTTGGATTTTTTATAAGAAGTATTATCATATAAATCACAATTTTTAAAGAAGAAATTTGTATTAATTGTGTTGATGCTACAAGATTTTAAAAAAGCTAATCGAAATAGAATTTTTAGTATTTTTTGTTTCGATCTAAATACACTATTTTCTAAAGAAAACATTTGATCTTCTATAAAGTCATTAATTTTTAGTAAATTATATCTTTCATTATTTCTTATCAAGAATTTTTCATCAGAAAATTTATCGAAATCAAATGAAACAATATCAATAAATGGAATACTTTTTTTGCCATTAGAAGTATAAATATTCAAATATATTTGGAAAAGCTTGAAATCATTTTTTTCCCTTTTCAATTTTGATGTAAATATATCATTCTTTTGAATGCTTGCTGTATTTCCAAAACTAGATTTTATAGCATGAAGAAGCATTAATCCTTGAAGAGAAATTACATTTGAAGGTAAATTATAAGTATTTTCAATTAATAATTTCAACATTTCACTAATAAACAAATGTTCTTTTCCTTTTTCTACTTTATAGTCATGATCAAATGATCTTAATAAAGAATTTTCTTTCAATATTTCAAAAACAACGCCTCTTATATAATGTTTCAAAGAACTACCTCCAGAAATTATTATTTTGTATTCATTATTAAGATTTTTTGTTTGTAATAGATTTAGATTTACTTCACTCATAATATTATCAAGAACTGTTCAAAATAATGAATACTTTTTTGAAGAATATGATAAAAATAAATACGTTAAAATTTTGATGATTAAAATTGAAAAATTCATCGAATTTGTAAAATTATATGAAGCTTTCCTCAAAGAATACAAAATTGAATGCAAAGATAATATTGTATCACCAGAGAAGTTGTATTCAGAAATTTGACAAGACATCAAAGATCTTTTGTCAACACTATTTTTGTAATTATTTACACTCCCGCTTTTAAGTGTACGGACTATAACTTTTTTTCTTTCAAAAAATAAATGGTTGAATCTATAGGAAAGGCAACTCTTATTGTTAATGGTAAAAAATACGATCAAAAAGTCAATGTTTACAAATATGAAAAATATAGGACTATATTCATTTCACAAAGTATACAAGATTTTTACAATAAAGATGTGAAAACTTTACCTGAAAGAGCTAAACTTGAATATAGAGGAAAAACATATCAAGCAAAAAAATTTGGAAATCCTAATAATAAAATACCGTCATATGATTTTATAATGTCAAAATAATTATTTACTTTGTAATTCTAAAACTTTTTCCACAAGATTTGCTTTAGTACCTTTTGACATAGTTACATTATACACGTTTTTCAACAAAGCTCTCAATTCATCATATTTCATTTTTTGAAGGTCATTCTCACTTAGACTTGTAACATTAGATGTTGGATTGTTTAATTCGATTACGTTTCCTTGAATAAAATCTTCTACATTTTTTACTTTTTCTACATCTTGTTTATTATTTTGTAGTGGAGGTTGAGGAGATGTTTCATCATCACTTTCTTCGCTCAACATCTTAGACATCATATTTTTAATTTCATTACTAGACACACTTTCATTATCATCATCTTTTTCTTGTTTTTCTTGTTTTTCTTGTTTTTCTTGTTTTACAGTTTTTTCTTCAGAAATTTCTGTTTTTTCTTCTTGAGATGGACAAGGTTTAATCTGCCCATCAATACTAACAATTTCTTCGGATTCATCTGTTTTTTCTTTTAAATTTGTTTCGTTTTCAACAATTTCAACAGATTCAACTTTTTCTTTTTCATTTCTTGTTTCCCCGTTTTTTTCCAAAGACATCTCATTTTCTGCAAAACGCATCATATCGATAGAATTCTCTTGGAAGTTAAGAATATTTTGAACAGCATTTGTAATAGAATTGACTTGCATTTTTACTCTATTCATATCCCTTTGGAAGAAAACCAATGATTTATAAGTTAAAATTGTATATACGCAAAGAGAAAAAATAGTCAAAAAAGTAAGTAAATGCATTGGATTAACTGTTTTAAAAAGCTTGAATAACATGATTAATTATAAACAAAATTCTTATTCTTTATATTCGAATATGAAATATCTTTTATGAACAAACGCAATAAATATTTGATTATTTTCAATAATTTCATTAAACGAAAAAAAAAGAAATAATGGATAGAAATATAAACAATCAGATAGGAATCGTGTAAAGAAAACAAATAATGGAACACCAGAGAATATATTTGTTCATTCCAAATTTGAATCTCCCAATACTAAAATACAATGCTAAAATGAGGTATAGAATTCTTGGTAAAACAAATCCAAATTCTTCAATACCATAAATCTTAGTCGATGGTGTCATATAATTTATGAGTAATGCGATGGAATAATAAAAGTGCCATGAAGATGCATTGATTATTCCTTTTTTTACGAGCGTCATACAAAAAGGTGCCGTTTGTATAGGAAGTAAAATTAAGAATACCTTATCCATACAAGATGATGTCATTACATTCAATGTGGCCAGAACTTGTGATACACTATAGAAATAATTGTGAAATGTGATGTATCTTTTAGAAAAATATTCTGGATAAGGATTTTTTCGCATTGTCATAGATGTTTCCTTTTTTTCAGATGATTCCAAATCACCATTTTTTTTACGATAAAAATATGTAATAAAATCTGCGGAAATCATTGTAATTACGATAATAATACCACGTAATGCGAGAAAAAGATTTCTTCTCTCGATATTTATGTCTTTCATGATATCAAACCATGATGTATTTATAAAAATCCAATGTAAAAATAAAACATATAAAGAACGATATGCAAAAAGCATTGTATGTATTCTCATTTCTGGCCAAATAATATTATATCGATAATTACGTTTGTTTGATATATGAAATTGAAAAGATGATACATGAAGAAGTGAATGACAAATATATGATAAAAGATTGAACCATTTTAGATTTTGATCATGAAATCCCATATCTCCATATGTATAATAATGATTCAAACGGAAAGCAAAGTGAAATAATGTAAATAATCCTAAAATTTTATGAAAATGTGCAAAACGTGAATCTTCATACGTAAATAGTCTGCGACATTGTGTAAATTGTATTTGACCAACATCTTTTATGAATTTCAAAATAGATGACATGCTAAATAATAATACCAAGAAATATCAAATCATCTATATTTTTTAGATTACTTTTTTCTTCTTATATATTTTTCATTTAATTTGAAATCAATTATAGTTTTATTTTTTGTATCATAAATATATAAATAATAGATATAAAATATACCATGCAAGAAGTAGAATCTTGTGATGTTTGTGAAAGACCCACTGATAGTAAACATTTTAACTGCCCTCCACGTATGTCCGATGGTAGACATTTTACAGATTACGCTCCAAAATGTACAAATTTCCGTAATACATTTATGATAGAAGAGAAAAATGGTGATTACAAATTTCCTCCTGCAAACAGCTTTGATTTTCGTCAGTATCTAATACACAATGGAGAAAAAATTATGGATATGAATCGTGAAAATGCTTTTCAAAGAAATATGTGTGGACCTTGTTCGATAGATCCATCAACAATGCTCCCTGAACAGACAAAAATCGTATGTAATGAAAATACATGTAAAGTAACACTCAATAATTCTCAAGGTTTAGGACAAGGAAGATTATACGAAACTAAAGGACAAAAATCATCCGTATTTGATGAAAGAAGGCAAGCTAAAATTCCTAAGAACTGTTGTACAAGTATGATGGATAATAATAACTTTTATCCTTTGGACAATAAGATAAAAGATGATTATGGAAGAATAGCTATTCCAAGTGGAGGATCTCCATTACATATATCAGATCGCACTTGATTTATTTCATTTTTATAAAAAAAACGAAAAAATTGAAAGTGTTTATTTATAAAAGTATATTAAGACTTTCTAAAAAATATTATTTTTAAATGAGTGGACATATAGCTTTACCATTTGTCCATTATCCTCCATTTTATGGATTAACAGATCAACATCCACCACCTCCACCCCCACCTTTTTTACCATTTCCATTTATTCCAAATGGACCTGTACCTGGTATGCTTCCAGCATTGGGACCAGAGGTAAATGGTCCTTTTGTATCAATTCCAGAGTTTTCTTCAAATATGTATCCTAAAAACATTCAAATTCATCCTTTTCCTAGTCCTAACAGCATACCCCCAGGATATGGTGCTGTTACGTACTTTTACCCAATCAATCCAGAAGCAAATGAATCGTCTATTTTGGAAAAAAGTAAAACTGTAGAAACAACAGAAAAGACTGAAAATGAAGAAAAATTAGTGAATACTTCACCAAAAGTAAGTAACACAGAAAAAGCAGAAGCAGAAGAAAAAGAAGAAAAAGAAGAAAAAGAAGAAGCAGAAGAAGATTTGTTTACAGAAGAAGATGATGATCGTATTGAGAAATATTATGAGGAATACTATCCTGATTATGATGAAGTTTCATCAAGAGAATTCTACTCTTGTGAAAAAAAATGGCAAAATCAAATGGATAATTACGACAAATTTTATGAATCAATTCCAGATGAAATTTTCTTCGAAGATGCTCGAAGTATTTGGGAAGATTATGACGAATTTTTTGAATACAAAAAAAACTATAACCAATTTGAAAACAAAATATTATACTTCCGTAAAGAACTGGATAACTTAAAAAAAATTCTGTCACAAATTGAAAGTAAAAGGAATGAAGACAAAATAGATCATTCTGAAAAAGGACAATTATTGTTCAAATTGACAAATATCAAAAAGAATATTGACTTAAAAGAAAGTCAACTCAATAAAAATGAGTCATACTTCCAAAAATTTAAGGAAGAAAAATATGAACCTAAGATTAGAGAGATTCGTAAAAAAAATGGTATTGATCAATTTTAAAATTTTAACTTTTTTATATTTTTTATTTTTTTTATTATTCTAAAATAAAGGTTTATAAAATCACCCTTATACATAAAATGAATCAAACATTTTCAATCGATAATATCCAAGGAGAAATCATTTATCATAATAGATATGATATCACTGTCAAAGGTGAAATTCAAAATACAGTTAATGGAGGTATAATACATTATGAAGCGCCTAATCCAATCGATAGATTATCTAGTTTTAGTGGATCTGGTCTACCTTTTGTCAATTACCAACAAGCATTTGATAATACGCCTAATAGAGGAAACATAGAACTTTCTACAAATAATTATTTTTCAATTGATATTTTGATGCCTAATTCATATTATGTTGGTTTAGGAACTGTTCTCATTCCACCTAGTCTTTTTATAAAGTACCACAATGGAGAAAAACAAGTTACCGTTCCTATAAAAGTAAATCAAGCAGTTCCGTATAGATCATTGACGTATCCAATTAGTTTAGAACATGCATCACGTAAAAATAGTCTTTTTTATTCAGGAATGTGGGATTTACCTGTAAGAACACAAGAACAAATTTTAAGAGATTCAGGTTATCCTGAAACTTTTAATCGTCAACCTCAACATAAGTCTATTCCAGTGAATTTTTGGGGTGCAAAACCTCCTGTTTAATTATTTATGTTGTAAATGTTGGTAAATTTCACAAGAAAAATCATGTGAACTTAGATAGGTTTGTTTATAAAATAAATCATTTTTATCTTTGTATTTTGTTTGATCATCTTTTTTGATTTTAGCCAAATCATATGGTATAAAATTTTTAATATCACCTTGACGATCTTTGAATAAATCGATCCAAAACTTATTCTGATTATAATTTACGTGATTACGATGTAATGCAGATTCATGTACACAAAGTAGACGATCACTTTCTTTTTGTTGCCAAGAGATCATTTACATTTCTTAGAACATATTTTTTTTCATCAGTATCGATATCTTTTTCTAAATATTCAAAATTTTCTTCATCTTTTTCAGATATCAATGCTTTAGACTTTTGAATATCACTTTTATTACTATTTACATATCTTGATGTATTATTATCATGAACAAAACGAATATATAAACGCGGATTATTATCAAAAATAGCTATTTTTAAGCCTAAATCTTTAATAGAAGATAACAGATTTATATCTTCCATAGAAGTCTTATTTTCATATTCGATGAGAGGATTTTTAGGTGCCAATACTATAGGAAAACCCTTTTTTAACTTTATTCTCCAAGAAAAATTTGTATTTGCATTATGTTCATATCTTTGGGTAAATGCAACTGCGTCAACTTCTTTTTCATGACGAACACGATATAATTCAGTTAAAAAATCATGTGAACGAAAATCATCATCATCCCATGTTATCCATAAGCTATTTAAAGGAATATATTGTAAAGATATATTACGCATCATTCCAAGAGTTGTATGTGGTCGTTTTTCTATGTATATTTCAACAATTCTATTTCCAATATAAGCCTTCATATCTAAATATGATAATCCATGTTTTTTGGCAAAAGTATCCAATACATTTAAATGAGGATGATGATTAAAAATATAAAGGAATTTATGAGGATAATCTTGTAATAAAAAATTTCTTATAGATTGACCCGCAAAATCTATTCTCTCATCGTTTTTTCCAGTAAGCATTACACAATATATTGGTGGATAATTCTCATAATCTTCCTTTTTTTCATTTTGAAATTGACGTAATATACGCATATTTTGTATTTCTGTTTCACTTAGATTAGGATTGACTACAACAACAGATCTTTGAATTTCATTTTCTTTGTATTTTTCGATACTTTGTTTATACAAGTATTTAATACGATAAAAAACACAAAGAAAAATTATCAATACGAATACAATGAATAAAAATACAAGTATTTTATAAAAAGACATCATATTTTACCATAAGATAGAAAAAATAAGAAAATTTTTACAAAAACAAAAAACATTAATATCTGAATGAATTATAAAAATCTATGTTTTTGCTTTATTTCATTTTGAGCATTATCATTATAATTTTACTTTTTCTTTCATTCATAATGTTTGTATATTTCAGAAGAATAAAAGGTAATAAAAAAGAGAAACAATTGTTAGTTTCTCAAGCAAATCCAAATAGTATTGAAAATAAAACTAATGAAATTTTTGGTCATCATAGTACCATAGATATACACAAAAATAACAAAAATAAAAAGAATAAAGAAGAAATGGCCAATTATTTTGATGGAAATGATCGTGATTTTAACATAACAACACAACGAAAAACAAATGGAGAATTACCTTGCATGGAAGTATATTTAAATGATAAATATCAATATGCAGATTTTTTATTAAAAAAACAAAATGAAGAAGCTTTAACTGATTTAAATAAAAATCATATTCCAGGTATGGAGATAAATAATAATTTCCCTATAATTTTTTCAAAAGAAACGAATAATAAAAAATATCATCAAAATGAGGATGATGAACAAAAAGAATACATCGAGCTAACAAACCGCGAACACGAATGGATAGAATTAAATAAAAAACATCATGACGGAGATGTTTCACAAATTACAAACAAACCATTTAATAATACAACTCATCGTAAAATAAGTACAGTTTATGATGCTAAAAATGAGAGTAAAATAATTGATTATACAAATAAAAAAAATGTAATTGATCCAGAAAGTAGCATTAAAGAATCCTTTAGTGATTATGAACCTTTACATGAAGTAAGATTTCAACAAAAACATGGTATTATATTTAATGCAAATAACATGAAAGTTTATTTGATAAATATGAAAAATAGTATAGATAGATTAAAACGATTTGAAGAATCTTATATTGCATCTGATTTATCATTAATTCCTTTTGAAAGAGTAGAAGCTATTGATGGTCGTAAAATTGATTTAACTCCAATAGTTAGTGAAACAGCTTATAAAAGAATGATTGAAGCTGAAAGTAAAGGTTATCGTTTACATCATCATGAATTAACAAGAGGTGCTGTAGGTTGCTATTTATCACATAAAGAAGTTTATAAAAGAATTTCTCAACAAGATGAAGATTATGGTCTTATTTTTGAAGATGATGTTAAATTATCATCTTTAAATTTAATGGAAGAAATCAATAATATTGTTAATACTGTACCAAAAGATTGGGATATTCTTCTTTTAGGTTGTGTTTGTTTTGTTTGTGGAAAATATTCAAGTTACTATGATGTTGATAGATATTTTTTAATGCATGCATATATTGTCAAAAAATCATCTGCTAAAAAGATTTTACATCTTATCGATCAGAAAAAAATAGAACAACAAATCGATGCTCATTTTAGTGACTTAACCGAAAAAGGATTACTCAAAATATATTGTTTAAGAGACAAACTTGCTAATCAATGGGATATGGGAACAAATATACAACTTCCCGTTAAAAATATAGAAGGGGTGAATCCATTTGATGCATATCAAGAATAATTCTCTTCTAATTTTTTGATTTCTATAAATATGGGTTGTTGAAAATGACTATACCTTTCCAATCTGTCCTTCAATACTCGTGATGATATTGTCAAATTATCTTTAGAAGTTGATTTACTCAAACTTTTTTTACTTACGAAATAAAATGTCACATCTTGCATACATTTTCTATTTGTATTATTTTGGTAATTATATTCAAAATTTATATGGCAAAGATTCTTAAGAAATTCATGTCTTTCTTTTTGATATTGTTTACTATTACTATTATGTATTGATTTGGAAATATTTTCATAATTTGTATTTTTTTTACAAAGAATATGATCATCATTATTCATTTTCCTACAATTTATGAAAAAATCTTTCCAATTTTCTTCTATAAGAACGCATCCTATTTTATCATTAAAAAGTATTTTTCTTGAAAGAGATTCATACAAACGAAAATTATAGATTTGATTTTCGACAATAAAATATTTTCCTTTGTAAGTAATACCTGAAATGACATGACCTGTAGATTCATTTTTATCTCTTAAATGAATATGACATGAATCGAGTGCATAATGTAAACTAAGAACATTATAAATATGTTTGAAATGATGTATTTCTTCTTTTTTTATTTTTATGATTACAACGTCGTAATCATCATATACATCTTTATTTTTAGACATAAAAAAATGGGAAAATAGTGTTTTTCTTCCATTTATATATTCTATAAACTCAGAAAGAGAATCATGTACTCTTTTTTTATTTGTGTATAGAGTATAAAATATTTCTGCATTGAAATTTTCTTTGTAATTATGATGAGTAAGAAAATGAAATATTAAGTTTGTATTTTTGAACTTTTGTACATTTGAATTGGTATTCGTTTTTTCTAATAATGACTTCGAATCAAATTTTATCCATTTTTTATTGAATATATGGGTAAAAAGTAGAATCATCACATTTGTATTATACATATAGCAAACATCGTCAAAAACGTTTAATTTCTTTAATAAATGAATCGAAAATAAAGGGTTTACAAATCTTTGTGCATTTTTATTTTTGACAAAATTATATTCACTCGATGCATGTTTTTTATAATGAATAAATATCAAACGTAATAAATTAATAATAGAAGAATCATATATATTCGATTTTAGTTTCAAGTTTTTTGTAAAATGAGCTATATCTAATGCTAAAATTCTACTTAGATAATCACTATAAAATAAGTTGGTGATTGATGAATTGAAAGAACATGTTCCATCGATATTAGGTGGGGATAATGGAAGTTCTATATTCTTTTGCATTATACTTATAAAACAATACTTTACATTTTACAATGAATTTTGTTTCGATAGAATGGATTATTTTTTAAAAATAAATCCTTCAAGATATGTATATGATAATTTTTGTTTTTTGTCGAGTATGTATTATTTTGTAGATAAAATAAAGAAAATTAAATTAAATACTTTATTTCTTAGCTTCACAATAATTAGTATTTTACTTATCTTATTTCATTTCCACAAAAATGATGAAAAACATATAAATATGAATATGAATAGTAAAATCGATTTTAGAAATGAGAAAAAAGAAAAAAAGAGTAAAATTCCAATTCATATTTATAGAATAGATGATTCATTAAATACAAATGCATCATCTTTACAACTTTCGCATGTGATGACAGAAATAATGCATCATTTTCCCATTTATTTCAAATTTTCTTCATTTTATAAAGCAAATTGTATAATGTTTGAGACAGTAAATTTTGTAGAAAATACTTTGGAAACTTTAAAATTATCACAGAATGTTCATTATATAAATGCTATTAAAGGAATTGATTTACTAGCAAGTAAAAGTATTTTTGCACATATAATGAATAAATTTTCTAAAGATGTTATTCCTAAAACTTATGTTTTTAGTCATAAAGATGATTTACATCGTTTAATAAGAGAATATTCTAAAGACACATTATATATTCTCAAAAAAAATATTCAACGACAGGAAGGTTTAATTTTGTCAGATTCTTTGATGGATATTATGAAAACAAATGAAAAAGATAAATCGTATATTATATGTCAGAAAATTTTGAGGGATCCATATTTGATATCAGAAAGAAAAATCAATATGCGTGTTTATTTATTGATTACAATAGATAATGATCTCATTAAATGGTATATTTATAATAATGGATTTATTTATTATACCCCTGAAAAATATGATCCATTATCTAATGATTCTCAAAAGATAATTACTACTGGATATATAGATAGAAAAGTGTATGATGAAAATCCTATGACTTTTGATGAATTAGAAAAGTATATAGGGTTTGATGATTATAATTATTTGATGAAGAATATTTATGAATCTTTCTCACATATAAAAGAAGCTTATTCTAACAATCTGTTTTCTTTAAATCGAAATTTACCTGGAATTAAATTTACGCTTATGGGATGTGATATAGCTCCAGATAATGCATTGAAAGTGAAAGTATTAGAAATAAATAAAGGACCTGATGTGATGTACAAAGATGAACGTGACAAAAAGGTAAAGTACAATCTTGTATTAGATATGTTTGAAAAGATTGGGATTATCGATAAAGATGCAATACAGAAAAAATATCCTCAAAAAAAGAATGGCTTCAAAATTGTAAAATAATATTCTTGTGAAATGTTGTACAAAATGCTGTTTCAAATTTCTAATAATCATTTGATTCAATATAAAAATGAATGCTCAAAATCAAAATAATCAAAATATTAAACCATTTTTTCTTTCCATGATAAAATGCTACAATTGTAAAACTAAAATATTATCATATATATAAAAAAAATTGAATTAAACTGTATGATTATGATAATTAAACTGAAAAGATTATAGCAGATAAGACAAAAATTAATATGATCAAATGTTGTCAATCTTTATACAATATAAAAAATTTTGATGATTTTATGACTTGTAAATGGACAGACTTTTATGCATCATATAAACAAAAAATGGAATATAATTGGGAATCAAACAAACACAAACAAACAGGTAAAATCGAATTATACCATAATTTTGATATCTTATGCTTTTTGAAAGACAATTACAAAAAAACTTTGGTAGAAAAAATGAATCATACCCTTTATCCTGTATTGTATCATGAAGATTTTATAGATTTACCCAAATATTTCAATCTAATTTCTTCCAATAAATTTGTTTCTACAGAATTTATTGAAAAATATATCGATAAAGCATGGGATTTTGATGCATTGAGCAAACATCCATCTATTACCATTAATATAATTATAAAAAATCAGTCTAAAGAATGGAATTGGAGTGAATTAATAAAAAACAAAAACATATCTGTAAATGATATCCTTCAGAACAAACATCTTCCTTGGGAATTTGAATCAATTGTATTTCGTGATGATTTACCTTTAGAAACTTTTTTCGATTTAGAAAAGAATGAAAAAATACCTAAATTAAATAATTATGATGTCTTTTATTATCATGACAAAATTTCAGAATATATACAAAAAAATTGGTGTAATATTGATATCATGAATTATTTTGTAAAACATGATATATATCCAAATCCAATCATTTTATCTAATAATATTAATTGGAGACGTATTACGCATGAGATTCCATGGGAATTTATAAAAAAACATTTACATTGGAATAGTTGGTGTTGGGAAGAAATGCATTATAATACCACAATTTCTGTAGAAATGATAAATGAAATGATAAGTGAGATATCTAAAAGAAAACCACGCTTATCTAGAGATAAAAAAGATAAATCAAATCTTTTAATAAATTTAAAAAAAGTTCAAAAAGGTTTTTGGAATGCTAAATACGTTCAAAATCTTATTTATTACAGTCCATTGATAGGTGAAGATGAAGCATATGAAAGAGAAAGAATAGAAATGTTGGAAAAAATAAATAATATGTCCGATCAACAAATTTTATCCTATTTTCTACAAGATGATCGTTGTTATATCGATTATGAATTTCAGAGTTTGATTGCTCAATATATCAATTGGAATGAAGTTTTTCGGTTGTCTCACAAAGAATGGGATATTCAAAAGTTATTATCTGTGATAGAATGGAATATACATTTTGCGACAAATGAACCTTTTATCAAAGGATATCCTCACCTGACTTTGACAAAATTTTTAAATATATTCTCATCTAAATATTATGGAAATATACGAGTGAATACATGGGATAGTGATTATGCTATAATGTCCATCGTTTTATCTCGTTTAAAGATAAGTGATGATGAATTAGCTCAATGTTTTTACCAATTCTCACTCATAAAAAAAATAGTTCGTAAAGCAGAAGAATGTGTTTTTGATCCAGAACATCACTTTTGTAAAAAAAGATTAGAAAGAGAATTTAAAGAAATGAATAATGAAATTATCGAATAGATATGTTTGCTTGATCATGTGGATTGTATAATGTTTCTTTTTTTGGATCAAAAGGAGAAAATTGGTCATTTAATGATTTTTCAGAATGTTTGACCCATTCACTCACTTTTTTTGCATTTGGATTTATTTTTTTACAAAAATCGTTCATATGTTCTGTTCCCATACTCAAATTACAAGGACGACAAATAGGTACCAAATTTCCAATCATATCAGATCCACCATCTTTATGTGAAACAATATGACCTGCATCAAAATTATCCATTGATATTGTATTCATTTCACAACATTTACATAATCCTTCAAAATCTTTTCCATAAAAGATAAACCATAATTTTTTACGCACAACTTTAGGAATAGTTGCTCTCTTTTTGCTGATTTTTCCAGTGTATTCTTTTTCTACTTTTCCTTTTGATTGATTTGTATCATTTGCGGTTTTTTTCTCTTGATCACCATTTTGACCATTATTATTTGCAAAATTTGTGATTTCTTTTTCACTTAGTTTGCTACTTTGAAAAGTATTTGTAAAAATAGGTTTCTGTTTTTCATATAAATAATTACGAATCCATTCTTTATTATACATCCAATCATAATGAGGATCTGCTGAAAAATATAACATTTGACTTATGTTAGCTTTTTCACATTTAGCAAGAATACTAGATTTAATTTTACGTGAACAATTTTCTTCGCTTCCAAGGAGTATATTAGCATATTTGATATATCCTAATAATAAATCTAAAGAAGGAAACTCATCCAAAAGGGGAGATTTAACAAGAAATGACAAAAATGTATCCAAATTGAAATTAGGAGCTCTAGGATTTTCAGATTTTGTAAGATATGCTTTATATTCTTTTGATAATATAGGTTTTAGGTCTTTTAGTAGTGTTCCTTTAGATTTTTGAAGTGTTGTTCGAATAACATAATCAGGAACAGGACGTGCTTTATTGATAATAAGAAATGCTTCTTCCATTGTAAGTCCATCGATTCCTTGAATAATATTAATACAAATCTTATAAGTCGGTTCTAATTCATATATTTTAGGACTTTTCATTGCAAGATAACGATGCATTCCATCGATTATAAACCATGAATCAGTACATATTTTACTTGTTGAAGGATTGGATGAAGCGGTGGAATAAATAGTAAGTTCACCTATAAAACAAAAGGATTTATACTTTGCATAATGATGACATTGAAATTCTATAATTTCATTTATACGATCATCATCAGCGCTTCTTTGAATTTCTGGGACATTTATGTTAAAATTGACTAATTGTTCTATCGTATATAAATATTTTTTTTGGTATCGATCTATATTCATTGTGTATTTTTTGCATGTATATCAAATAATTATATTTATATAGTTTTTCTTTTATATAGTATTTTTTATTACAAAATAAAACAAATAAAACAAATAAAACAAAAGACAATAATACTTTTTATTTTGTAAATAAAATACAAAATGAGTTCCAAAACAAAAAAGGATCAAAATGATATACCAAGTCTTAAGAGTAAAAGGATAGAATCACCTTCACCTATAAAAACTCCGAATAATTCACTAAATAACAGTATGAATAAGCAAAAAACACCCAGTTTATTACGTAATATTAATAGTAAAAACATCCAAAACATAAAAACCAGTAGAAACAATGTTAATGCTAATAGTAATAATGTAAATATTACCAATTCACAAAGAATAAATAGCAAAACACCAAATAATTCATTAAAAAATACAAATAAAAGTAGTAGTAAAAGTGTCAGTACAAGTCAAAACAATCAGAGCAATCAAAGCAATCAAAGCAAAAGTAATAAAATTGAAAATTCATTATCTTTACCTTCCCAAAAACATTCTTTGTCGAATAAAACTAAATCAGAACCTAAAACACAATCAAAATCGTTTAAGACGCCAAAATCATCACAATCACAACAATCACAAGGAACTAGAACAATACACAAATCTAAATCTCAAAATTCAAAGTCACAAAGTAAAAAAACACAAGGATCTAAATCCCAAAAACCATCCCAAAAAACTACTCCTCAAAATAGTATGTATAATGCATCATCAAGAAAAAATAATAATGATGATTTTGAAGAAAAAACAAATGAATTTAATGATTTTGAAGAAAAAACAAATGAATTTAATGATTTTGAAGGAAAAACAAATGAATTGGAAAATATTCAAGAAGACTTAGAAGAAAATGAACAAGAAGATTTACAAGAAGATTTACAAGAAAATGATCAAGAAAATCTAAAAGAAAATCAAAATCAAAATGAAAATGAAAATGAAAATGAAAATGATGAAGACATAGAAGAAAACATGGAACAAAATATTGAACAAAATATGGAAAATAATTATGAAACAGATGTAAATAATGATTATAATTATAATAAAAATAACAATAACTTTAGTCAAAAACAATCAAATCAATCAAATCAATCAAATGATTTTTTATCACAAAAAAATAATACTAATAATAGTAATAATAGTAATACAACCAATAATATGAATTCATCGACCAAAAGTAATCAATATCCCAATCAAACAAAACGATTTAATACAAATACTATTACAAATGCTAATACAAATGCTAATACAAATGCTAATACAAATGCTAATACAAATGCTAATACATTAAATAATTATAATGTAAAGAATAATGCAAGTAAATATAATACATCACAAAATATGAATCCTATGAATCCTATGAATTCTAATTCGAATATGAATCAAATACGTCCAGTAAATAGTATGAATTCTACAAATAACATAAATGCAACGAATTCAGTACGTAAATATTTTAATAATTCTTATGCAAATAATATGTCTAATACTAGACCAAATAACAGTTTTATACCAAATAATACTTCAAATACGCAGAAAACTATGATTCCTCCTTATACGAATTCTAATACAAGTATTATGTCTAATAGTTATTCACCATCTTATAGTAATGCATCTACTTATTTATTAGGTGTGATTTTACTTATTATATCAGGTGCATATTCTTATTTAATTTCAATGCATTTTACATTGTATCAAATCATTCCATTTATTGTTTGGTTGATTTTTGTTTTTATGTTTATATATGATCAACAATGTTTAGTTAAAACACAACATAAAACATGGATTTGGATGAGAGTTTTACTTATTAGTATTCTTTCTATAGGTCTTTTATCAGCTTTCTTTATATGGTTACGTCATAAAGATACAAAAGATAAAGATGAAGAACAAGTGCGATCTAGAAATCAACAAGATAAAGAACAAATACATGAACTTAAGCAAGAAATTAGAAAATTGGAAGCATCTTTAGCTGAAAAGAAAAAAGAATTTTCTAAAGAAAGTAAAAATACATCTTCTAGAACAGATCCTGATGTTGTAGAAATTGGTATTAAAGTAAAACCTGAAAATTCTGAAATAAGAGAAATATTCCGTTTATGTGCTCAACTTTTTAATATAAGCAAACGTGAACTTTGTGTACAAAAAGAACGATTTATTAGAGCAAGTGAATCATTTTCTATAACAGATCGTTTTGAAGATTGGAAAGATGATTCTGGAAGAATTTCTTGTGTCATTTTAAAAGGAAAGGTCGATGAAATAAGACGAACATTTGAGAGGCAAATGCGTTCTTTTGGAAATGATATTTATGTGAATAAGGTGGCTGACATTTTGGAGCTTATTTTCCTCGAAATATTAGATAAACTTTGTTCAAACTCAGGATACATCAAAGAAGAAGATTTACAAATCTTTTTAGAAAATATTGTCAAATCCATTTGTTTTGATTCATGATTTTATCTACAAGAAATACTATATAAGATAAATCAAAATAAAAAAAAGAGAAAAAATGATGTACGATCAAAAATTTCAGTTTAGAAGTTTGTCACTAGTAAAACAAGACATAGATCAAACATTAATACATTATTAAGCCTTGCACTTCATCTCATCAATGATACATGACTGGATACGCTTGACTTCCTTCAAATAGTGCTCTTTCTCGTCATATGTCATATCAGTCTCTAGAAGATCGTCTTCAAGGTGCCTCCTAATAAGTCCCAAGTATGCAAAAACGACAATAGGAGAGTAACGCGTTACTGCACTCATTGCAGCCTGAATCCAACACTTAATAACCCACTCAAAGCAAGTTGGGAGATTTATATTGGCAAGATCGAAAATCTTATCCATCTCCTGTTTTGTAGGCTGTGTAGGTTGGCGAGACGGTTGAAAGGTCTGAACTTGCATAGTTGTTTTAGTTGTTTGCAGTAGTCTTAAAGAAAAATATGTATGTATGCTTAAAATGTCTTAAAAATAAATTATTATGATTTTGAAATCAATTTTTCTTATTTTTCTTATTTTTCACTTTTTATCTTTTTATCTTTTTATCTTTTTATCTTTTTACTTTTTTATTATTGTTTGTAAAAATGACAAAATCGAAAAATTTGAAAACATTTATTATTCATTTTTACAAACAATAAAATATATAAAACATACAAAACATATCATTGACTAATTTACAAACATGACTTCTATTCAGAGATCACCATTTCAAGAAGCATCATTTCAAAGAAGTAATTCACAACTTCTTGAAAGTTTACCATCAATTAATACGGCATTTTACAATATATTTGATGATGATTCTAAAACAAAACTAAATAAGAAATCAAGTAATTATACGAAGAATTTTTCAAATGATATTGAACAAACACAGTCACAAACACCAAATACTCCACCTAAATCTAAAAAACGTATACTTCATAATACTAAGTGTATGTCAAAGAATGAAAATATTATCAAGAAAGGTGATCAAACATACAAAGTTGTTCGGTTTTTATATCCTTTACAAGAAAATACAATTCCATTTGATGTACAAATTTATCTAAATGGTTTTGATTTGACAAATCATCATATTAGAGAATTTGATGAAATGATCGCAAAAATATAAAAACATAAATATTTTGTAATTCATTTTTTTCATTTTTATTCGTACGACAAAACCCTGGTAAACCATGGGATTGGTTCTCTATAAGTCGCAATAAAAACATCACATGGAAAATCGTGCAACAAAACATGGATAAACCATGGGATTGGTCCTATTTGAGTAGCAATCCCAACATTTTATGTTCTGATCAGGACATCCTCGAGTTTTATATTAGACACAAATCGGCTTGTCATATACAAAAGTCGTTTAGCGAAGCCAATTCAAATCCAAATTATCTTTTATGTCAAAAACGCATATATAGGGAATTCGATGAAATGATCACATAAACATAAATATTTTGTAATTCATTTTTTTTTAATTTTTTTTCATTTTTATTTGAATATAATAATAAACTAAAATAGTATATAAAGATCTTTCAATATATACCAAAACAAGCGGTAAAATGGTAATCAGGTCTGATGTGAAGACAATTATTGTATCAGAAAGAATAAAGAATTATATAGATAAACCATGGAATTGGTGTTCTTTGAGTGAAAATCCGAACATCACATGGGATATCATTGAACAAAACCCCAATAAACCATGGAATTGGAAAGTTTTGAGTAGTAACCCGAACATCACATGGGACATCATCCAACAAAACCCCAATAAATCATGGAATTGGAATCTTTTGAGTTTCAATCCAAACATCACAAAGGATATTGTCCAACAAAATCTCGATAAACCCTGGAATTGGTGTAATTTGAGTAGCGTTCCAAACATCACGTGGGATTTCGTCCAACAAAACCTTGACAAACCATGGGATTGGTTGTATTTAAGTCGCAACCCAAACATCACATGGGACATTGTCCAACAAAACCTTGACAAACCATGGAATTGGGATCTTTTGAGTCGCAACCCGAACATCACATGGGATATCGTCCAAAAAAATCTCGATAAACCCTGGAATTGGTTGTATTTGAGTAGCAATCCGAATATCACATGGGATATCGTTCAAAAACACCCTGATAAACCCTGGGATTGGTCCTATTTGAGTTTCAATCCAAACATCACATGGGATTTCGTGCATCAAAACATGGATAAAGTATGGAATTGGTCTTATCTGAGTTCCAATCGAAACATCACCTGGGATTTTGTGCAAAAACACCCTGGTAAACCATGGGATTGGTCTTATTTGAGTTGCAATCCAAACATCACATGGGACATCATACAACAAAACCTTGACAACCCATGGGATTGGACGTGTTTGAGTTTCAATCCAAACATCACATGGGATATCGTCCAACAAAATCATGATAAACCATGGGATTGGTCGTTTTTTAGTTTAAATCCAAACATCACATGGGACATCATACAACAAAATCATGATAAACCATGGGATTGGTTTAATTTGAGTATCAATCCAAATATCACATGGGACATTGTGCAAAAAAACCCGGAAAAACCATGGAATTGGTGTAATTTGAGTAGCAATCCCAACATTTTATGTTCTGATCAGGACATCTTCGAGTTTTATACTCTTCACAAAGCAGCTTGTCGTATACAAAAATCGTTCCGCGAAGCCAACACCAATCCAAATTATCTTTTATGTCAAAAACGTATATATAAGGAATTTGATGAAATGATCACAGAAACATAAATATTTTGCGATTCTTTAATTCTTTAATTCTTTAATTCTTTAATTTTTTAATTTTTTATTTTTGATAAAGCATTTCTAAACTATTTTTGATAATATTTTGTTCATGACATGGATGAATCAAATCCACATTCAAATGAATAAATTTTTTTTCTTCTATATCTATTTGTTTTACCAAAGATAAACCTAAATTATTCATCAATACAAAATCTAAAGCATCTATTATATCTAATGTATAAAATTGAATATTTGATGTAGTTTTGCTTTGAAAAGATCGTGTCGTTTGAATGACTTGATTTTTCTTTTTTTGTTGTGAAGATTGAATCCTATAAGGACTCATTTTATCTAAAAACGGAAATACATTATTAAACTTTTGATTCAGTTCATCATATTCTTCATTATCACTTTCTTCACCACTTAATTCACCATTATTTTTCATATTATCTTCGAACATTGCATCATACGCTTCCCAAGAACTAAATAATTGTCTTTGCGATCGTTTATTTTTATTTCTTTTCTCTCTGGATAAAGGAATTATCATTTTATTATCTTTGGTCCTCGTTTGTATTTTGCTTTTTTTTTCGTCTAAAACAATACTTTCTTTTTTTTCCAGAATCAAGATACGATCAGGTTCACATAAAATAATGCTTTTCCCATTTTTATCAATATATTCTTCACTTTGAGGTTCATGACGAACAAATTCATTTGACACAACATCATATGTATCATAATGAATAAGTGGTAAAATTTGCGCATGATTCAATGGGTTTTCTGCATCTAATTTATTAATTACTTGTTCAGCTAATTCTTTTTGATGAAATGCTAAAGCAAAATGGACATGATTTTGAACTGCTTCTTCATCGATTTTTCCATTTTTTTTATAAGCTTTACTATTTGTTTGTATTTTTGTACTATTATTGTCTTTTCGAAATTGATCTTGATAAAAAGAGTAAGGAAATCCTAGTAATTGATTACGATTAATAATTGGTTTTTCTACAATATCATTTGTTTTATTTATACGTTTTCTTATTGTTTTTTCTAATGCAACAAAATGAAGTTTATTTTTGACAGAAACAATATTCATAATATTTTTTAATTATTTCTTTTTGAGATACTTTTAGATTTTTTTCTTATATATATTTCTTTATATGTGATTTTATGATTAAAATCATTTATTAGTTTTTTATCTTTTCGATTTTATAGACATTTTTGTCATTTTTATATTTATCATACTTTGATATAATAAAAATAGTATTACAAAGAGTGTATATGATCCTAAACCCAACCATCTCATATAATAAAGATATTTTTCAGGATCCATTTTACATGTTTTACGGAAATAATGTAAGAAATGAGATCCTTTAGATATATCATTATCATTATCATTATTATTTTTTTTATAATGATCATAATATATTTCTTGACAACCCATATAAATAAAGATAAATATTCCCAAAAGAATGGAAAAAAGAATAAAGAAGACTTTACTTCCTAAAGAGATTTTTGGATGAAATATTATTATAATCACCAAACTTATATACACAATGACATCTTTATAATGATCTAATTTATCACCATAATTAGAAACAGAACCATATCTACGCGCATAATATCCATCTCCACAATCAAATGCATATCCTATAGCATATAAAATGGCAGATAAAATGAAATGATTTTTGTAAAGAAAATATAATGATAAAAACATAAAAAATGCGGACAAATATGTGAGACCGTTTGCAGTGAAATGCATTCGATAGAAAAATGGGCTCAAGAATGAAAAAAGTTCTACACAAATATTATCTACAGGGTTTTCTAAATGTGAAGGTAATTTACGTCCATTATCAATTTGATTCATTTGTTTTTTTTCCATGATTTCAGAAAATTATAATCGATGTTTATAATAAAAAAGGTAAAAAAACAATTTTATTATAAATGGCAAAAACAAATAGTGAAAAAGATAGCTTTTGGCAAGCCATATCTGTTGCTTTATTTATTTTAATTGTTTCTATTGTGATTGGCCATATTACAACTTCATTTAAAGAAAAATTTACAGAACATGCAACACGTGCACCGATACATAATATGACTGCTATAGAACAAAATGAGAGAGAAGAAGAAGATGCTTATCGTCATATTTTTGAAAACCGTCTTCCTACCTTTTTAGATCATGTGTGTTCTCCTGATTGTTGTCATGACAATAATATGCTTACATGTTCTAGTGGTTGTATTTGTTTACGACCAGAAGATAAAAAAGTGTTGAAGATAAATTAAGAAATGGAAGAAATTGAGATAATTATTTTTTAGGGATATGGATTGATTCAACCTGTTTTATTTCTTTGTTTTTTTCTGAGGTGCGTTTTTTATTAAGCATTTCTAAAAGCATGTATGTGAATGAATACATTATTTGTTGTTTTTATTATTATTTAGTTTTATTATTATTTAGTTTTTTTAATAAAAATTATACTATATAAGAAAAAATTGATATTTTTGGGTGATAAAGTTCTAAATGAAAAGAAATGCAGAATGAAATTTGGAAGAGAATGGAAAGAAAAAGTGAATTCATTACCTCAAGATTTGAAAAGATATTGTTTCAATTATAAATTATGGAAAAAAAGAGCTGTAAAATATTCTGATGAATTTTTAAAAGATATCAAACGTGAAACAAAAAAAATCAATACATTTTGTATTTATCATTGGAAAAAGATTTGTGCAAATTATGATTCAAAAAGAATAGGCCATGATTCACCTGACAATACGTGTACATCATTTCCTTCTCTTACAACATTATCTTTTCCTTTACCTTCATATATTTATGGGAAAACATATTCACCACAAAATATGATCGATTATATTCTATTGAATCGAAAAGCATTACAAAAAATTTGTAAGAAAATCGATAAAAAGGCAAAATTAGATGGTCTTTTTAGATATTGGTATAATGTTGCGAAGGAAAAATATGCTTTTCTCACGAATAAAATGGCTTTTTCATATTTACAAATATTGACGCGGAATGATTTGGAAACATGCCCAATATGTCTGGAAGATCATTATGATCAATTTATCATTTTAGATTGTGGTCATATTACTTGTATCGATTGTCTTCATAGTCTCACAAAAAATATTTTACGAGAAAATAAAGGAGCTATTCACAATATTTTACATCATTTTCAATATTATCATAAAATATCTTGTCCTGTTTGTCGTCATGATAAAATATTTGATCACTATATGATTTGTGATACTCAAAAAATAGACAAAATTAAAAATTTATCACTAGTGAAATGACCGCAACAGACTTCATAGTGAACTTCATAATGAATTATTTTTTCTTTGAGGAAAAGAGTTTTTTTGCTTTTTTCATTATATCCTTCTCATTCCGTTTATAAAAAAGCAAAAGCTGATGAAAAACATAAGCTGTTGTAATTGTAATTATAAATATGAAATAAATATCTAAATGCTGTGTCCAAGCATACCACTCTTTAATACGTCTTTGATAAAAAGGTGAAATTCCATCTATTGTACTTAATTCTGCTAAATATATCTTAAAATAATTGTTTACACGAATACCATGTGTTAATGTGAAAATAAGAAACAATATACCTATAATTTGAATCATTGTAGCCAAAAATTTATTCTCTCCTTTCTTAAAAAAAGTAGCAGCAGCAATAATGCTTAAAGATAAAGAAGATAAACTAGTCACTGAACGAAATTCACTTGCATATAAACGAATATAATGTTCGGGAATATGAAATCCAAAATCTACATTTTGTACATTTTTAGAAACATCTTTATCATCAAATAATTCTTTATTATTGATACTCATTAAATATTAATTATTCTGATTTATTTAATAATACATAATATTCATTTTATCATTTGAATCCTTTGCCATTCTTCATATGCCTTTAATAAACTATATCTATCATTTAGCATGACGAGTTTAATACGTGTAGGAAATTCATCTACAATATTAGAACTAAAAAATGGCATTTTGGGATATATTGATGAAAAAATTTCTATTGATTTTAGTATCTCGTGTACTACAACCATTTTTGATCTTTCAGAAGGTAATAATTTCCTTTTTTGTAAATAATTTGTTCTCTTACAAAAAAATGACATTTCTCTCATTATATCCACAACTTTTTCTAGCGGACTTATATCCAATGGATGAAAAGGACCTTTATATGAACCAAATACTACAAAATTGGCACATACTTTAGAATCTCTCGGAATTTCTAAATCATAATTTTGTAATGCATTTTGTAAGAGAATATATCGATCAAACATTTGTCTTATATTCGAGAGATCCTCTTCTTTGAAACCAAAATTATAATACATTTGATTTTTTCCTAAAATACGTTGCATTTCTTGAATAGTAAAGGAGTTTATTCCACTTTTCATATCTGTAATATCTATCGCAAATTTCAGAAGGGGATCAAAATGACTATACTTCAAATCATAAAATGAACATGTAAGTGCATATCTCTTTTCATTTATTAAATTCTTTACTTTTTCATGAAATCCAACCCAATCATAATATTGTGGTGTCATAGAACGCTCATAATGTCCTAAAAGTGAAGAAATATGGGGATGACTTTGTAGATCAAATGCATAAATTTTTTGTTTTAATGCATCATACATATTATGTATATCAAAAAGTTCATTTATAAAATCATCATAAATAGGATTCTCATACAGATTTTGATAATCAATTACATTCAAATTCTCTCCTTCTTTTCCTTGTATAATATAATCTATATATTTAGGGATTAAATGTGGAGCTATCCAAGAAAAATTTATAATTGGATCGATGACATTGACTATAATTTTTGATCTTTCTATGATGTTTTTATCATAAGATAAATCATGTCTTTGGATATATTCTATAAGAACTAATCCTAAATTTGAAATGCGTAATCTTTCACTTTTTTCAAACCGCATTTTTTTCTTTCTTATTTTGCATCGTTTACCCCACATTCTATCTGGATATAAAATATCATCATTATCACAAAATATATCTTTTATTTCATCGATTAAATACTTTTTGGATATTTTATCATCTTTATCTAAAATTATCATAAATTCATCAATAATTTTATTTGCATCAAAATCTAAAAACACATTGATATCCAAACCTTCTGTCCATCTTTTATGATTTTTTTTGAGAAATTGTACAATTTTTTCTTTATAAAAGTTTTTATTTTCTTTATAAGTTTCATCAAAATCTATAAGAGTTTCTGGTATCAGACTTTCCTCATCTATTGTTGAACTAAAAGTCATAAAAAGTGACATTATAGAAGAGTAAAGAATGACAAAATTTTGCCAAGGGACATATAATTCATTCAAAGGAAAAAATGCTTCTATAAACCAATAAGGTACATAGGATATATCATGATACTTTTTCATATCAAAAGAACATGATATTTCTGTATTTTCCCAAAATAGTTCATTTTGTTTATTTACATAAAATACAACCCAATTGACAACATCATCTTTGAAAATATGTAAAATATAAGATCTTAATGTTCTTCCGTGAAGTAATGTTTGTGGTTCAGGAAATAAATAGTAAAGTGGATCACCTTTTTTTGATACTTTTGTGTTCTTTATTATGTCATTTATTTCAGGGTAATACATCCCAAATATTTGAAAACATGATTTCTCAAAATAGTAAGAACAATCATGTGGAAAATGTTTTTCATTTTTTGATTGATAAGGTGATATTTCTATCTCTTTATAAGTCAAATTTAAAGATGATAAGAGAGAATCTATATCATCCCAAGCATCTTTTTTCGTATAAATAGGACAAATTTGATGCAGAGTTTTTTCTATTATAATTCTCACAATATCGATGGGAAGCATTTTTTATCGATGATAATGAGTCTCTCTTATATTATATGTTGTTTCCTTATTCTGATTCTAAAAAAACAATTTTATAAAAAAATAGTAAAAAATAAAACTCATAAAACTCATAAAAAATTTAACATTTCATTTTGAAAAACTGACATCCATTCCACTCGTAATTTTCACGTATTTATTCGACAAAGAGTTTACCCATAAATCGATCTGTTTCAGAAGGATCTACAAATACATTATCATATATATCTGCATTTATTCTTTTTTTTCGTAAAATAAGTTGAGGTTTATCTACAGAAGACAAAGAAATTTCTGGAGATGATGATTTTTCAGGTTTTAGAAGTTCTACCATAGCTTGATCTTCTTTGAATATCTTATGCATTGCATTTTCCGCCCAATTATCAAATCCTGACCAAGGACTAAAATTACGAATTAATGCATAATAATTTACAGATCTTTTATCATCTATAGGAGTCGTATTCACAAAAGTAATCATAGATACATTTCCTCCTAAAAATATTTGAATAGACGAAGTACTTGGTAAAAATACAGTTGCTTTTACATCTACATAATCCGTTTTTGTCCATTCAAAAAATATGTTTGCCGGTTTATTTTTGATCTTGAAGTAAGTCGTAAACATGTCATCATTTTCATCTATTTTATCATCAAATTTTATAAAAGGATTGTTTTCATTACCAAATGAATTACCATGTAAATAATGAATATGTGTCATATCTATAGCATTATCAAATACAACAGAGTGTGGAGCATTGAATGTATAAGAACCATATACAGCTTTCCATTTAGAATCTTCTAATTCAGGTACAAATGGTACAGGTGGTACTCTTAATGGACTTTTATCACCAAAAAATAACCAAATAAATCCTCCTTTTTCTATCAAAGGATATTTAGGAATCATACATTTAGGAATTTGTGAAGAACAAGAAGGTACTTTACATAATTTTCCTGAATTACCATCAAAATTCCAACCATGATAAGGACATGTAATATTATTTTCAATCACCTTACCTATATTCAGAGGAGCTCCACGATGTGGACATATACCGTCTAGACACTGAAGAATACCTTTTTCATCTCTAAATACAATTACATCGCGTCCTAATATACGCGTACCATATGGTTTGGTATATTGATTTATCGGATACGGTTTTACATCTTTAGATAAAGCTACCGCATACCATCTATTTTTCATGTAAGCATTTGGATTACTTTGATATAAACGGGATTTTGAGTGAAATGTTGATTTCATTTGAAATAGCAATCATATATATTTAATAAAAATAAAATCATCTTTTTTTCTTTATATTGTACAAAATTTTATTTTTTCTTTTTTTCTTTTTTCTTTTTACTTTTTTTTATTTTGTAAAATCAAAGTGTACTCAAAATACGACCATACCACTTGCGTCTCAAATCAAAACTCGTCTTAATTTTGAGGACGTAATAAATAGATACTCGCATGACAAACATAAATACAATAAGCATTACCGCTTGTAAAGTCACAGGTTCATCCACATCAGTCGCAAGAATGTCCGTTTCTGATACCAAGCAATCACGAGTAGAATCAGATGGACAAGTCAAATATCGATTGCGAAATTCTATCTTGAGAATAAGACTATATCCATAAAAGATAAAAGATAAATAACGCAACCATCTTATCCATATAGGAATATTTCGAACATAAAAACCTGCAACAAGCATAATAGTAAGAACAGAAACCGTAGTAAAAGATAATGCTGTACGGAAATTTTGAATAATTGCACCAATAAGTAGACCAAGAGATTGTGCTACAAACATCATCAAAATTACACCAAACCAATTCGCAAAAAATGCTCCCGCTTCAAGTCGTAATCCACCCATAAAATAAATGATCCAGCAAAATAAAGATGGAACAAGGCTATCCATAGGGAAATCACTCAATGTTTTGGCTATATAATACGCCGATAAAGCATACATATTACTCTGTCTCTCTTTGATCAATATCTGAAAATCAGGCGGAAAAGTCAATAGAGCTTGGAATAAAGCATTAAATGAAATAAATAAGGATTGAAAGAAAAGTAATCCACCAATATCAGCAATACCTCTCGAATTTAGAGGTGTTTCTTGACCAATTTGGAACCAAAAAAGACCGGCAAGAATAGCGATAAAAACAATTTCACATATGCGTTGTGTAGAAAGTGCCGCAAATCGTCGTGTTTTTATACATCTTAAAGTCAAATATTTTACCTGATTTGGCCAATTTGCACCACGAATTGATACTTGTGTAGTCGATTTATCTTTATTAGAGTAATTTTCTCTTTCTTTATTTTTTGGATTTATTTCATCTAATGCATAAGAAATAGAACGTGAAAATTCTAAATCACCACAAGCTATATCCAAAATATGATCAGGAACAGACACACCTACAGGAACAGGTGATCCAGAATTAGACAACCAATTCATCGTATCTTTTACATATCCATTATAAATCATATGACCCTCAGCAAGCAATATAAGTTTTGTCATCTGTTGAAATAGACGACTACTAGGTTGATGAATAGATGTAATTATAGTGCGCCCTCCTTGTACAAGTTGTTGCATTGTGACAAGTAATTTCAGAGCTGTCGTAGAATCTAAACCAGAAGTAGGTTCATCCATGAATAAAATAGACGGGTTTATCAATAATTCTACACCTATAGATACACGCTTTCTTTCACCACCTGAAACACCACGCATCATTGTATTTCCTATGATTGTGTTTTGGCATTTTTTTAGGTTGAGTGCTTCTATTACATCATTTACACGTTGAATTTTTACTTCATATGACCAATCTTGAGGTAAACGTAACATTGCTGTGAAAAAAAATGTTTCATATATAGTGAGTTCACCATATAATAGATCATCTTGTGATACAAATCCTATCCGCTTTTTGACAGATTTGGAAATAGGTTTATTTCCATATAATAAAGTACCTGTCATTTCTGCATTAGGAGATCCTCTCTGACCCAAAAGAGTAAGTAAACTTGTTTTTCCAGAACCAGATGGACCCATTAATCCTAATATCTCTCCTGGATTTATTTCACCATGAACATTATATAATATTTGTTTTTTGTTTTCATCTCTTTTTTCAGGTTGAAAATAACCTTTTATCGTATTAAATATGTTTGTCTTTTTAGAAGGATTTACCAAAACAGGAACATAAGCATTAAGATCATAAAAAATAAGATTCAAATGCAACTCAGGATCTAATGCTGTAAGAAAATTCTGAGGTTTTTTCTCTTGATCATCATATTTCTCTGAACAAATAGCAATTTCTATTTGAGAATCCATGATTATTATAAAAGATACAGAATCATAAACAAATGATTGTATATAATAAAAACAAAAAGATCTTATATAATTTGTTTATTAAACAAATTCAAAATTTATTAATTTTATCAATATTTTATCAAAATTGTATTTTCTAAAAATGATTTATAAATTTTATTTTGATAAAAAGTTATTTATTACATTATATAATATACATGAGTTCAGAAACACCAACACCAATACCAACACCAATACCAAGAACAACAGGAACACCAAGAACAACAGGAACACCAAGAACAACAGGAACACCAAGAACAACAGGAACACCAAGAACAACAGGAACACCAAGAACAATAGGAACACCAAGAACAACAGGAACACCAAGAACAATAGGAACACCAAGAACAACAGGAACACCAAGAACAACAGGAACACCAAGAACACCAATATTTTCTAAATTACCATCATCAGGTCCATTAATACCTTCATCATCATTAGGTCCATTGATACCTTCAAAACCTCAATCATCACTATTAGAAACTGTACAAAGACAAAGACAAGGGTTAAAAACTTCATATAGACCACAAACACCAACAAAAGCATCACAAAGACCGCAAACATCGCCCAATAAGTCCTCATTCTCATTCAAACCACAAAAAACATCACCAAAAACACCAACAGTATTACCTAGACCACAAACAGCAACAAAAGCATCACAAAGACCGCAAACATCGCCCAATAAGTCCCCATTCTCATTCAAACCACAAAAAACATCACCAAAAACACCAACGCCAGTATTACCTAAACCACCAACGCCAGTATTACCTAAACCACCAACGCCAGTATTACCTAAACCACCAACACCAGTATTACCTAAACCACCAACACCAGTATTACCTAAACCACCAACGCCAGTATTACCTAAACCACCAACACCACTAAATAATAATTTTTTAAAACCACAACAACTACAACAACCACAAAGAAACCAAAATTCAATCAAAGAAAATTATTTTAGTTTAAGATATCCATTATCATATCCAAATATAAAAGGTACTTGTTTTTTAAGTGTTGCTATTGTAAATCTTTTGTATAGCTTTTATATTGATAAAACTATTGACTTGAGTAAAAATAATTTTATGAATAATGATAAAAATAATGAAAATAATAAAGAAAAATTAAGACAGGTATTAATATATCTAAGGAAGAAGAAAAAAACAATAATAGAAAATAATCGTCATCAAAATCAAAATAAAAAAATAGAAAAATTTATTGATCCTGATTATTTAAAAGAATTATTAATAAATTTTGATTTGAATATAGATTGTCAAAATGCTGATTTTATCATGGCTGAAATTCTACACAAAATATTTAAAAAAACATGGATATCAATTACATTTGTAGATAGAAAAGAAAAAGAAATTAGTAATATACCAATAATTGATAATAAAATAAGCATTTATTATACAAGTGAAAATAAAGATTTCAAGCAAGACAAAAAATCATTTTATGTACAAACTACTAATAATAACAAAATTGAATATCGTGATGCATTAAGTTATTATATAGACGGAACAAAAAAAAAAGTATCACCTCGTTTATGGCGTGATTTTTTCTATGATAAATATGATAACAACAATCCGATTAATGATTCTGATTATTTTAAATTTGTTTTTATAAGAGATATACAAATAAATGATCTGAAATCATTTACATCTATTAATAAAATGATGGAAGAAGCAGGATATATTATACATAGTTGCATAATATCAATGATAAATCTATCAAACCAATCAAATGATCAAAATAAACGAGAACATGTAATAAGTGGTATTAGATATAATAATGACTATTTATTAGTTGAAAATCAAGTTTATGGTTCTAAAACAATCCTAGGTACTTCTTATATTACAGGATGTCCTTTACAAACAACATGGTACACAAATGATCAAAATAATATACAACAAATTAATTGGTATAATTATTTTTTAGATTTTAACAATAATTCCCCAATTATAAGCAAACGACCAGATATATCTTTAATATATGCAATGAATCAAATACAAATAGAAGATATTAAACAAAAACAATCAAAAGCAGAAAAACAAATAATAAGAAATACTTGTCAGTTTGAACTTTTGAATAGGGAAACATATAATACAGAAAAAAAAAAAGGATCAAATTTGTATGTACTCAATGAAGTTACATTTTTTTATTCTTTGATAGAGAAAAAAAAATACAATATGGATCAAAATCAAAATCAAAATAATTCTGAAAATTTACCTGATCCGAACGTAAAATATGTAGAAATTATTTACCCAGAAGAAGAAGTAAAAGTAATAAAAAAAGTAAGAAAATAGAAAATATTTATATAAAAAATCTTATTGTTTCATTATAAAGATAAATTATGTCACATGATGATTATAAAAATATTTTAGTTTCCTATGAAAAAGGAGGTTGGGGACCTATGTTTGAAAGTATATCTGATAATGATTTAGATGCAAAAGTTCTTTTTATAGATGATAAAAATAAATCAAAAGAGACTAAACTTCCTTATTTATCTATAGAACATATGAAAAAAGCATATATATCAAATACACCCAAAGAATTTTCAAACAAAGTTGTTTCAAGTTTGGAAAGACTTTTTGATACAATTCAACCACAGATTATATCCATAAAAGATTTTGATAATGAGGTCGATAAATTAGCATATTCAATTTTAGGGGAAATGAAACGATTATTAGAAAAAAATAAACAACATGATTTCATATTCATACAATATAAAAGCGTAAAATCAAACTTATGGGTATTTCTCAAATTGATGAAAAAAATAAAGTCAATTATTGAAACAGAATCAACAATAAAAAAATGGAATGATATCAAGAATCATATCTATTTACTTACATATAAAAATACATATAATTCATGGAAAGATAAAGATTTGAATTCCAAAAAAAATGATATAATGGAAAAATCTAAAAAATCAAAAAAAAAATATGAAGCAACAATTTTTTTAACGGATGATTGTATTTATTCAGGAACTCAAATGAGTTCAATTCCTCACTTTTGTCAAAAAAAACTCGATAAATTATATAATAATATTCATATTCATATATGTCCAATTTATTCATCAATTGATGGATTACAAGTTGTATTGAACGAAAATATAGATGTGTCTTTATCAATTCCCCATATTTTTGGGAAAAAAAGGTTAAAACATATCATCTATGATTTATACTTTGATGATCAAGCGATTTGTATAATAAAAGATGATTATGTGAAAATATATACTTTATTTGAAATATTGAATGTTTTATCTTATAAATACATAAAACACAATGATGTTGGATGGTATGATGATGAACATTTTGTCAAAAAGTCTAGACGTTTTTCTGTATATGCCAATATGACAAATACATTCGTTCTTTTCCAACATAAAGTCGCAGATAGTCTTTCTATTCCTGTTAATTTATTCTTAATGGGTCAAACTTTGCGAGGATTTTTGGATATTTCATCAGATTTTTTGATGGATTCTTATATAGATTTAGCTATTTTACCTTATCACATATTGATTGACAAAATATGTGAAGAAAAAGACATAAAAGACATAAAAGACATAAAAGACATAAAAGAAGAAAAGAAAAATAACAAAAATAACAAAACTAAAGAAAAAATACCTGATTTCAATCAAATTAACAGATCTTTTTATATGAATAAAGACTATATCTTACCATTCCTCAAAACACAAACTCAAATTCATAAAAAAATATCTCTAGAAAAAATGCCCAGCTATACTCCTTTATTAAATCCAATATCATCATGTGATCCTCGTTTTTCAGAAATCATAAAAGCATCTCATAAAACAAATCCATTCATTCGAAATAAATATGATACACTATTGTGGAATTCACGATGTAGAAACTCGAATTACACAGAAAAAATATACTCTTGTTTGAAACAATTACAAAAGGAAAATAAAATAGAACAATTAGAAAAACATATAGATTTGAGAGAAGAAAATTATGATTATATTGATGATGATTTATGAAAACATGTTTTCTGATTCATCTTCAAATTATAGAATAAAAAAAATGATCAAAATGGAATAATTAGCTCTTTACACTCATCTAATTTGACTTTACAATTTCAGAACACACATATTCTGGTTCAGAAAATTTTCAGTATATTTCTTTCCCAACCTCTTAATTTTTGATTTCTTTTCAATGACTTCATTTTCTTCAATGACTTTATTTTCTTCAATGATTTCATTTGTTTCAATGATTTCATTTTCTTCAGAGACATTGTTTAGTTCATTTAGAGCTTTTTCAGCTTTGATATCATTTATCATCTTCATAATTTTTCTTGTATTTTCATCTACATTATCAAAATCCATTAGAAACTCACTATACCATTCTGATGTTTTCTTAGGAAAGAAGCGAATACCACATTTTCCTTTTTGACCATTTCCAGTAATATATCCATATTGAAATAGAACTGATTCGGGAATAACATAAAAGTATTTTGGCTCTTTTAATTTTTTGTTATTATCAATCTGTTTTACAAAACACAAATAAATAT